GGAAAACATTCCGACTGGTTTGGCCCTGGCAAATCCCCTACGCATGGAGGCTTTCACGCCTTAGCGTCCCGCTTGAATTCAACCGGAGAGGGATTTATGGCTGACATTGAAAAACAAGATTCTATTTTTCTACCTTTATTTGCCTTCTATTTTGATTACACCATTGCCACATCTATGAGTGGTGATGTTGGAATGATCTACAACGTCATCAGAACCATCCCGTTTCTCAGTTGGTTCATTCCTGTTCTTACAGGTTTTGGTGACTTCTATCTTGTTAATGGTGGAAATATATCCGGCATTTACATGACTCTTTTGAGAAACACGTTTGCAGCTGGCTCATTTTATGTTGCCTGTTGCAGACATTTTGAGATACCCGAAGAAAAATGGGTATTTCATGTCTTTGGAGACAATATCGCCTCTGCTACCCCAGGATTAACATTTGAAATGTTTCAATCTTATGTCAACACCTTTGGACAAAATGTCACTGGACGTAATGGTAAATGGAACGAAGATCTCGACTTTTTGTCGATGGAGTTCTTTAACTATTGCGGAATGTGGCTGCCCAGAACTGTTAATGACGACAAGGTTTTAGCATCTCTTGTTTCCTGTGAAAAGCATACGGTACAGAAAAAATGGTTACATATCGTTGGCGTTAGAAATTCAGTTTTCACTAATAAGAGACTGTTTGACTATGCTGATAGTATGTGCTCCGCTTTTCTCCAAAGACACCCAGGCGTGGATAGACGTGTTCTTCTTTCAAGAGAATACCTATTCAATATCTGGACCGGATTTGAATCATGCTCCCTTCAAGGTGTTAGGTCGGCCAATCTAACACAGTGGAGTAAAATCATGTCAGGTACCAAGCCTGCTTCCAAAAAGGAAGCCGCTCCCAAGAAAGGAGCAAAATTCTCAAAAAAGAATCAAATGCCAAAAAGAGCTATCAAAAAGGTAGCTCCCAATATGCAATCGAGTCACCCTGTTCAAGGGGAAATGGAAACTTCCATGACTCAACTCAAGAAAGCCCGCGAGGGTAATCTAGAGGAGCTCGTAGCTGCCACTCTTGGAGCTCGAACTCATTGCATCCCACCACTTCAAACAACAACCCCGGTTATGTCTTTCAAAACACAGCAAACTGTGAATGTTCAAGACGTCTCCTTCACCGACCCCGCTGATGGAAAACGAAAAGCTATTCTTGTTCATTCTCCAAACCATAAGGGTAACCTCCAATATATTAAACTGGGGGGTTCCACTTATCAAGCGCAGTTTCATGGTGTTACTTCTAATACTCATCAACCGGCGCACAATGCTCCAACAGCAGAAACTATCTTTGCACCC